TGCAAAACTAAAACTAAACCAAAATCAAATAAATCAATGAGCGATCAACTCTACTTCAATAGTTGTGCCGAGATTGACAGTTTCTTCCGCGAGGGCCGCGAATATTTCAACGACCTCTATGTGAAGAAGCTCGTCACGAACTCTGCATACTTCACCCGTTTCGAGGAGCAAGCATGGCCCCTTAACCACACAACCGAACAAAAAGCATTCCGCTTTGGCCGTGGATTCCACGATCCTTGCACTCCTTTCCGTTCGATCACCGACACCTACTGCGAGACTGATTCTTGCGATAGCAAACCCGAAGTCATCCAACGTCCCGGAACAGAGAGCTACACTTTCGAGCTTCTCCGTAAAGAGATGACCACTGACTGGATTTGCGTTGAGAGCCTTCTCTATCGCCTCTTCCCTGCTGAAGAGATTCTTCAGTTTGAAGAGTCGAATGCCCGTATCACCAAGAATGTACACGAAGAGTTCCTTCGTTCCAACTACATCGGTGGTTCCGGCCACAAGTGGATGGGCATCACTACTGATGACGGCACTTACTGTGGACTCGTTGACGATCAAGCATGGTTCGTTCCAGAGCATACGCTCAACAATGAAGCTGGCTACGATCTCTGCGCTCTTCGCGTTAAGATGGCTCCCGCCGACCTCAACAAGATTGCTTATCTCTCGCTTGATATGCTCGACGATGCTCTCGTTGACCTCCAAGACGAAGATGACGCTTTCCGTCTTGATCTCCAAGATGCGACTGGTCAGCCTTTGCTCGACATCGTTATCCCCGATCCTCAAGTTGGCCGTGCGCTTTACTTCCAAGCCAAGCGCAACAATGGTTACTGGGATGCTAACACCGACTTCGACGAGCGTTTGACCCGTCTGAAACTCGGCATCAACCGCATCATCGGTGACTACGCCTTCGGCTACGACATCAACGCTGCTCGCTTCAATGCTGACACTGCCTTCAACGCTGGTCTTGCTCCGTTCAACGAAGCTGATCCTGCGACATGGGCGCGTCTCGTTCGTGTGCCTCGTTACATCAAGATCGTCCAAGAAAACGGATGCTCCTATGTTCCTAACAAAGCCTACCGCAATGCCGACTTCGGTATCTCGGTTGCTATGGTGAACAAAGCAATGTGCAAGTGGACAATGCCATCCTCGACTGGATACGGCCAAGCCCAACAAATGACCCAGAACTACGCTGGTGATTGGGAATGGAAGAACCCAGATTGGGAGTGCAACCGCTGGCGCAAAACGGGCTTCTATCAAGCCCAGTTCCGTCTGGCCGCACAGGTCAAAGACCCAACCATCATGCACTCGTTCCTGCATCGCCTGCCTAAGAGCAAGAGCCTCTACGGTTCCTGCTGCGAGGTTCAGAGCTACATCGTTCCTGAGAACAATCAGGACTGCTATAGCTGCGCTGGTGTGGGTGACATCGTTGTGCCTTCCTAAGTTAAATAGGGGAGGGGCGAAAGCCTCTCCCCACAACCTTAAATAAAATACAAAATATGTCTAATTCTCGACCACTCGCTTATGATCGTGTCAACCTGTTTGGCCCGATTGCCGTTAACCTCCTCGCTTCTGGAGACGCTGACCTCCTCGTCCTTAACGACGAAGACACCAAGTTCTTTCCAACAAGCATCGTGCTGGAGACTGCCTACGCTCGCGGAACCACTGCCACCGATCCAGTTGTGATCGTTGACAACGGAACCACTGGCGAAAACATCACCTCTTCGCTTACCATCACTGACGCTCTTGATAACCAAGGCCGCTACAATCCTCTTGCGATTGCCGCCAATCCTTATGTTATCACTGGTTCCCGCAAACTTCGTTTGTTGAAATCCACTGTTGGTCTTGGTCAAGCTACCGCAACTCGTTCCCGCACTTCGGGCGTTGCTACAATCGTTACTGGTGCTGCTCATGGTTTTGCCACGGGCGACACGATCACGATTGCCAGCATGACCGACACTACGTTCAACGATGTGCAAGCTGAAGTTACTGTTGTTGACTCGACCACCTTCACCTACGCAAACGCTGGCGTGAATGTTGCCTCTGGTGCTGATACCGCTGGACGTGTTGGCGCACTCTATGTGAATGCCTACGTTGTTGGCATCTACTACTAAACCTCAACCTTGGGTGGGGAAGTAAATACTTCCTCACCCTTACCCTTTTCAAATTATGGCTTGCTTCACCGCTCTCGACTACCGCAATAAATCCTACCCGTTCGTCCAAACAATCGCCGCTGCTGCTGGAATTGATCCAATCTCCTATGGTTGCTATGACGCAGCTACTGATGCTGCTAAACTCTACCAATTCTATGTTGGACTTGCAACGATTGGTGGCCTCGACCCAGTTACTCAAAACTGCTTTGTGCAAAAAACTGAAGACCAGCAATACTTCCTCACTAACGAGGCTTTGTCTGCCGCTCTTAACCCTGTTACATAATTATCGTAACCGATAAAATCTTATGGCACTCACTCAACCTTGCTTCATCAATCTAACTCCAGATCAGCAGAATTACAATATCTACGAGCAACTGAAACAAGTTACTGGTTTTGACATCCCGCCATATGACGAGATTGACATCAGTTACTATGGCTCGACAAATAATATATCAACTGTTCAATATTTGAATGGTGGAGATGTGGTAGCAACATTGACTCTCGTTTATGCTACACAACCACCAACTGTTGATGATACAAACTTGGTAAACATAACAATAGCTTACCCATAATATGGCTTTCAAATTCAATCCATTTACTGGAAAACTTGATATTGCAGGATTAGCAGGAGGAGGATCGCCCGCTGGCCCCGCTGGTGGAGACTTGGCTGGGACATATCCAAATCCCACAGTAGATGGATTACAGGGCAGGCCAGTATCCAATGCCACTCCAGTCAATGGACAAGTCTTACAATATGATGGAACGAACTGGGTTCCGGGCAGCATTCCATCGGGAGGGTCTGGTGGCGGTGGAGTTGTTTATTATCTCAACTTCAACACGGCAGCAGATACCCCACTAACAAACATCCCGCAAACTCCTAACGCATCCAAGGAACTCGGAATTATTGGAGATGTAACTGCGACAAGCTATCTTTCTCCAATTCTTTCTACTGGAAGCTACGACTTCCTTGCCTCTTTTGTAACGGATGTTAGCAATCCATCCTCCACTGCAATTCCTGCTGGCATTTGGGATTTCAATATTTTTGTAGAATCAACAACTACAAATTCTGCAAATCAAATTTATTTCAAAATTGAGATTTTGAAATATGATGGAACGAATGCGCCAACTCTTCTTGCGACATCAAACGATACTTACATCTACGATCCAGCAGAGATTAACCAATACATTGCATCTGTAGTGATGCCGCAGACAACAATTCTTTCGACTGATCGAATCGTTGTTTACCTATACGGACGGGCGCATCAAAACAATAATCGTCTTACTTTTCATTTTGGCGGAAACTACCCATCGCACACCCACAGCACCATACCATCCGTCACAGGAACTGGTGTTGTTAAAGTAGTTAATGGAGTATTCCAAAGCCCCGCCACTACCATTGTAAACGCTGATGTTTCTCCAACTGCTGCGATTGCGGTAAGCAAACTATCTCAAGCCACTGCGCGAATACTTGGCAGGACTACTGCTGGAACTGGAGCAGTTGAAGAAATTACAGTTGGAACTGGGTTGTCGCTTTCTGCTGGAACATTGACAAACACGGCAACAATTACAACTGGTGCTGTTGATAATGCTATCCTCCGCGCAGATGGCACTGGTGGAGCAACACTGCAAAATAGTGACCTAAATATTGATGACGCTACAGTAACGACACAAGCCAATGTTGCCATCACCAATCAACATTCTGGACAAACCAACTCCGCACTTGTCCTCACGCCGAAAGGCACGGGAGCTTTTATTGCTGGGCCTAAACCAGACGGAACTGCCACAGGTGGAAATGCGAGGGGATCGAGGGCAGTTGATTTACAACTTTCACGCACAGCAGCAACACAAGTTGCAAGCGGTGCAAATTCTGTAATTTGTGGAGGAATCAATAATACTGCATCAGATTCGCAAAATTTTGTCGGAGCAGGGACTTCTAATTCCGTAACATCTGCTAACAATTCAAACTCTGCTATTGTTGGAGGGAATGCAAATTCCATTGTTGGCGGTAGTATAAATTCAAATGCGTTTATCGGAAGCGGAAGTTCAAATTCAATTACAAACTCGCCAAGAGCCTGTATTGTTTCTGGTAATACAAACGCAATTGCAAGTTTGTCTTCATCAGCTTTTCTTGGTGCTGGAGTAGAAAATTCAATTACAGGCGCAGATGCAGGAGTTATTGCCGGAGGATATTGGAATGTTTGTAACACACAACTGGCATCGATATTAGGAGGTCGGCAAGCCACTGTAGATCGTTACGGAATGCAAGCCCATGCAAATGGCAGTTTTGGGCCAAACAACACTTCTGGCAGTGGGCAAGCCCAACGCGCCCGCTTCGTCCTTCGTTGCAAAACTACCACCAATACTGGAGTTGAAATGGCGTTGGATGGCGCAACGACATATCTTGGAATTCCATCTGGAAAGATCATCGCTTGCACAATTAACATTACTGGAAGCAAATCAGATGGAACTGCTGTTGCTCACTATCTTCGCCAATATTGCGTGAAGAATGTCGGTGGAACCTCTTCACAAGTTTACGCTCCAGTAACTATCGGAACCGATAATGCCGCAGGAACAACGATTGCGCTTTCTGCAAATAACGCCGATGACACACTTCGCATCTTGGTTACTGGTATCACTTCTGAAACATGGCGGTGGGTAGCGAGCGTTGACGCAGTAGAAGTAACTTACGGAACATAATTACTATGCTTAAAACATACGGACTCATATTTCCAAACGGAGAAAAGTATCTTTCCAGCGTTGTGCTGGACGAAGACGGGAATCCTCGGATTGACACTATTCGACCATATCCAGTGCCAGAAGATTGGGTTGATCCAACGCTTGTAGAACTAATCAAAGCAGAACCTCCCGGCCCAGAAACGGAATGGGAAAGCTACCTTAAATGGTTCCCCGATAAAGTAGAAGTGCATTGGAAACCAATAACATTATAAATGGATGAACGATAACGCAGCATTCACAGGAATTATTGGAACAACAACCAGTTTTACTGGATTTATGGTTTCTCTAATGCCGCATATTGAAACTGGATTACGCCTTGGTGGATTGCTCGTCTCTTTGATCGCTGGCGTTCTGACTATTGTTTATATGTTCAACAAAATTCGCAAACAATGAAACCTAAAAAAATCGCACTTAGCCTTATCTTGATTTCATTTGCATTTTTAGCGATGTCATTTATGACTGGTTGCTCAACACTTGGAATTTCCCTACAGACAGACTACGGAATGTTCACTTACGAACTTCCCGCACCGAAAGGAACAAAAAAATGAAAATTGTAAATATACTACTTCAACGACTATCAGAGAATAGCACATGGCGCGGCATTATCCTGATTGCTACGGCAGTCGGAGTGAAGATCGAACCAGAACTCCAAGAGGCAATTCTTGTCGCGGGACTCGGCCTTGTTGGACTCATCAATGTTGTGCGTAAAGGCTAATGGTTCCTAACTCCAGACCGCAGCAAGCGAAAGAAAAAACCCTCGCAATGGTTATCCGTGCGGGGATCGAAGATCGCGTTGCTCTGGTAGGGATTAGGGGATATTATGCCGACTCGATGGGAGTTAATGGAAAGAATGACAGAGGCATCTACGATGATGCGATTATACTATTATCTCCTTCTGTTCATGCTACTTTCAATTCCAACACTGATCCTTCAGTTTTTAAGAAAGGTATTGCGGTTCTCAAAACGGGCGTTCATAGATTTCGTAAGGGCAATCATGGCATTAGTAAACCCGGAGGCGGCTATCCAGCGTTACGACCTGCTAACGCCAAAGAGGAGTTGCCTGTTACGCGAGACGGCACTGGAGACGATATGGGCATCGCTATCAACATTCATAAGGGCAGTTACAAATCTACCTCAAGCGAAGGATGCCAAACGATCTACCCAGCACAATGGGACGGGTTCATAAATCTTGTCTATTCGGAGATGAATAGATACAACCAGAAAACAATTCCCTATCTTTTAGTGGAAAGTTTATCGTAAACGATAATGGGTAATTCGTGTTCCAATCCATTTGATGGTTCAACAGTGCTTGCAGCTTCATATGCAAGAGCCGCACAACAAAGCGCGGAATCCGCTCAACGGGCATACTGTGCAATACTGAATGCAAGTAAAGGGGCCACAGGTGCTACAGGGGCATCAGGTATTCAAGGTCCATCAGGAACCGGGGCTACTGGTGCAACCGGATCGGGAAGCACAGGTGCAACGGGCATTCAAGGATTAGTTGGAGCTACAGGAGTTCAAGGAGCAACTGGCGTTGGTGCTACTGGAAGCACAGGAGCAACTGGCGTTGGTGCTACTGGAAGCACAGGAGCAACTGGTGTAGGAGCGCAAGGCGCGACTGGTGCTACAGGAGGAATGGCAACTTCTGATATTCAGGTTTTCTCAACTCCGGGTGCATTTACTTGGAACAAACCTCTTAACGCAAAATCTGTTCATGTTACAGTTATTGGTGGTGGTGGAGGTGGGGGGTCTGGACAAATGAGTGCAGCAGCATCGCCTGCATCTGGTGGTGGCGGTGGTGGTGCTGGAGCAAGAAATTTTGTTACTCTATCCGCTGCATTGCTTGGAGCTTCGGAAAATGGAGTTGTTGGTGCTGGTGGGGCGGGTGGAGCTTCCGTAACATCTGTTGGACTTGGAATTAACGGAACGCCCGGAATCCCGTCTAATTTTGGACTATGGGTTTATGCCGACAGGGGAGGGAATGGAACTGGAGGTGCTGCTGGTGCTGGTGGTTCTGCTGGTGCTGGTGGAGGTAGAGCAATCTTTACTGGCGGCACAGGAGCAAATGGATCAGCGACAGGCGCAGGATCAAATGCAGGATTAAACACAGGTGCTGGCGGTGGTGGCGGTGGTGGTGGTGGAACTCCGGGATCAGTATCAGTAGGAACTGGAGGCAATGGAGGATTATCAACTTTATATAATGGATCAGCAACTGCTCCCGGTGCTGGCGTGAATGGGCCAGATGTTCCAACTAATACTCCGCTGAATGCTTCTGGTGGCGGTGGAGGCACAGCAAGTTTTACAGCACCCGCAATGGCAGGAGGCAACGGAGGACTCTATGGCGCGGGTGGTGGTGGAGGTGGTGGAGGTAGCGGGTTCGCATCTGGCAAAGGTGGCAATGGTTCGCAAGGTATTGTAGTTGTAACAACCTATTTTTAATATGACTGAACAATACGCAATAATTAATAGGGAGGGTGGATGGTTGGATTTTATAACAGATTGGAATAAAGATTTGTATCCATTGTGGGAACCATTACCCAACACATATGCAGTTTTAGCAAGAGAAATTGATTACGCAACTCTACCACAAAAACCAGAATAATGAACACTAATAACAAATATCAAAATTCTGAAGGTGAACTAAATAATACTTGACCAAAATAAAAGTATCGTTAACGATAAAATTATGAGCAATTGCAATGAAACTATTATAGTTGCAAACTATACAAGAGCCGCAAGAGATTTCGCCCAAGCCGCCGCTCAATCAGCGTGCATTGCCCAGCAATCTATTGGCGCAAGCGGAGCTACAGGAGCCACTGGCGTTGGAGCTACAGGAGCCACTGGCGTATCTAATCCATCACCAAGCAGTCAAGTGTTTGCGGTTCCTGGAGATGATCTTCTTACAAAATACACTCAAGCCGCATCCTTAACACCTCAAGGAAATGCTCTCTCCGCAACAAATAGAGCAACATTGATTATTTATCCCGGAGTTTACACATTATCCGCTCAATGGAATGTGAATACTCAATTTGTTGATATATTCTGTATTGGTAATCAATTTCAAAATCCATCAGTATACTTTACTGGATTTAACATGAGTGTTAGTGCAAATGATGTAAGAATTACAGGAATTGGGTCAACTACAAATACTATTCAATTATCATCATCTTTGCCATTGAATGTTTTTCAGAATTGTGCAGCAAATCCGGGTTCATTCAATAACTCTACTCAAACTGGTTTTGCTTCTGGAACATATATTGGATGTTTAGTTTCTGGATCGGGACTTGCTATAGGGGCATTTGGGCAAAGAGCAGATGGAACTTTTATTGATTGCAAATCAACCAAATCAGGATCATTCGGAGGTAGCAGCACGCCAAATATAAATAGCATTGCAAGTGGAATTTTTATACGATGCGAAGCAACAAACTCCAGCTCATTTGGATTTGGAGGTGGATTTTCTGGAACAGCAACAGATTGCATTGGGGGAGGCAACGCATTTGGTTCAAACACATTGACTCCTGCAATTGGAATTTCTGGAACATTAACTCGTTGCCAAGGTGGTTTGGGATCATTTGGAAATGGCGGAACAACATCAACAAAAATAAATGGGAGTCTTTATTTTTGCAGATTAACTTCTGGAACATTCCCAACAGTTACGTCTCCGGGCATTACTCGCGTTTGTTTGGATGGAACCAATACAGAAAATAATCAAGGATAAAATATGAATAAAACATTGTTTTCAACTGACAAGGTAAATTGGGTTGAGATTTCTGAACAAGAAATTGATCAGAATGATATAAATCAAGTTGTATCAATAATTGATGAAAAAATTCCATCTGACTCAGAGATTATTTCTGCTACAATTACAATTCCAGAAGTGACTGGAATTATTAATTATCGTTTGAATGGAGAACACCTACAATCAAGATTTTAAAATCTTTGACTAAACCTAAACTATCGTAAACGATAAAAAACAAATGAATAAATGGCAACAAATCGAACGGGATGCTACAAAAAAATCCCATGAAGTAGAAATTGCGGATTATAAAAACCAGATCAAACGCTATCAGCAAACAGTAGAAGAACTGGATAAACAACTTGGAATTGTATCTGCATTGAAGGAAGACAAGTTTAAGAGAGACACATACAAAATTGAATCGGCGCGAGGAATATCAAGTGCGGCAGTCGCTGTATTGTCTGACTGGCACGTTGAAGAACAAGTTGATCCAAGGACAGTTTCGCACTTAAACAATTTCAATCTTGAAATTGCAGATCAACGCATTGAAAAAACTACCAAGTCTATTTTGCGACTAACAGAAATTG